CCGACGTCCAGCTCATGCGTTTCAGGGCCAGGGTCGGCCTGGGTTACGGGGCGCACTGGCGCGGGATCATCCTCGATCTCGAATACAAGAACCTCGACGACATCGTGCAGAAGTCCTTGCGCTGGTTTCCCCAGTTCAACGACGGCGCGAAGTTCAACGGCTCGGGCTCCGGCTACAAGTGGACCTGGCCGACGGGCGAGGAGCTGCTCTTCCGCCAGATGAAGGACAAGCGCGACTACGCCAAATACCATGGCCACGAGTATTCCTACATCGCCTGGAACGAATTGACCAAGCACGCGACGCCGGAAGTCTACGACCTCATGAAGAGCTGCAACCGTTCCAGCTTCATTCCCGAGGAGCACACGCCGAAAGACAGGAAAGGACGCTACCTCACGGCCGATGGCAACCCGCTTCCCGAGATTCCGCTCGAATACTTCTCGACCACCAATCCCCTTGGCGTCGGCCACTCCTGGGTCCACGCCAGGCTTGTCGAAGCCAGGAGGCCGGGTGAAATCCGTGTGACCACCACCGCGATCTTCAACCCCAGGACCGAACGGATGGAGACGGTGGAGACGACGCAGTGCCACATCTTCGGCTCCTACAAGGAAAACAAGTATCTCTCGCCCCAGTATGTCGCTGGCCTCACAAACATCAAGGACCCCAACCGACGCAAGGCCTGGCTCGAGGGCGATTGGTCCATCATTTCGGGAGGCGCGATCGACGACCTCTGGAATCCCGACGTCCACGTCATGTCCCGGTTCATCGTGCCGAGGACCTGGCGGGTGGACCGCTCTTTCGACTGGGGCTCCACGGCTCCGCACGCCACCGTCTTCTGGGCCGAGGCCAACGGGGAAGAGGCCATCCTGGCGAACGGCGAGAGGTTCTGCCCTCCGGCCGGAAGCCTGGTCGCGATCGGGGAAATCTTCGGAGCCGACCCCGTGCAATATGAGTCGGGGATTGTCAAAGGCGTGAAGGACACGGCGAAGGTCGTCGCCCAGAAGATCAAGGCTTACGAGCGGGACGTGCTCCGCGATCCTGGCTGGATCTCCGACGAGGTGCGTGCTGGCCCGGCTGACAACCAGATCCGCCAGGTCGTCGAGGTCGACGTTGACACCATCGAGAAAAAGATGGCCGACGAGGGCGTGCGCTGGAGCGAATCCGACAAGAGTCCAGGGTCTAGGAAGATCGGCCTGGAGCTGCTCCGTGGAATGCTGGAAAACAGCGTCACCGGAGACGGCCCGGGAATTTACTTTACAAGCAATTGCCGTTTTTGTATCTCAACCCTGCCGCTGCTGCCGCGCGACCCCGACAACGAGGACGACGTGGACACCGATTCCAACGATCACCTCTATGACGCCGTGCGCTATCGGGTGCTGAAGGGACGCAACCGCCTCGCCACAATGCTGAACCTCGAATTCCCAACCTAAGCCATGCCCGCCATCGACCATATCAGAGAGGAGCTGAAATGCAAGCTCAACGACTACAAGACCGTGGAGGATTTCCTCGGCGGTCCAACGGCGGTCCGCCAGGGCCGCGAGCGTTACCTGCCCATGCCGGAACCGGTCCTCGACACCGACACCGAAGCCGTCAAGAAAAAGAAGGAGGCCCGATACAACGCCTATTTGACGAGGGCGGTCTTCTACGACGCGGTGGCCGCCACCCTCGGCGGGTTGATCGGGCAGGTCTTCTCGAAGGAAACGGCGATCAACGTCCCCACCCAGATGGATCCGCTGGTCACCGACATCGACCACGCCGGAACACCGCTTGAAATGCAGGCCAAGAAGGCCCTTTGGTATTGCCTGGGCTTCGGCCGGGGCGGACTGTTCACCGACTATCCCAACGTGGTGGCCCAGAAGCAGGAAGAAGGGACAGATCCGGCGGCCGTCGACACCGTGGTGACGGTCAAGGACATGCAAGAGCGCAACCTCCGTCCCAAGATCATCCTCTACTCCCATTCCCAGATCATCAACTGGCGTGTGGCCAACGTCGGCGGCCGGATCCTCGCCACGCTGGTCGTGCTGAAGGAGGAGGGCGTCGCCGAGGACGACGGCTTCGAGGAGGTCAAGGAAACGCAATACCGCGTCTTGCGTTTGAGCAAGGAGCTGGTCTACAGCCAGGAGGTGTGGAAGCCGGGCAACGACGGACAGGCCTTCGTGCTTGCCGAGGCGAGCCAGCCGATCGACGCCAACGGCAAGCCCTTCCAGGAAATCCCCTTCAGCCCTTTCGGCTGGGAAAGCAACACCTTCGAGCCGGACAGCATCCCGTTGCTCGGCCTCGCCGAACTGGCCGCCGGACTCTGGAGGAACAGCGCTGACTACCAGGAGAACGTTTTCTACATGGGCCAGAGCACCGTTTACTTCTCGGGCCTGTCCATCGACTGGGTGAAGGAGGCCATGAAGAACGGCGTCCGTCTCGGATCGCGCGAAGCCGTCCTGCTGCCCGTCGGCGGCACGGCCGGAATCATCGTGGCCGAGGCCAACACCCAGGTCGTCGAGTCCATGCGTCTGCTCATGGAACAGATGGTCGCCCTGGGGGCCAAGCTCGTCGAGGTCAAACAGGGAGGCGGGCAGAAGTCGGCCACCGAGGACGCCAACGACGAAGCCGCGCAGAATTCCGTGCTGTCCTCCTCCGCCAACAACGTCTCGTCGGCCTACGTCCAGCAGCTCAAGTTCTGCGCCAGGTTCATGGGGATCGACGTCCCGGAGGACGAGAACGCCGACGACGCCCTGGACTTCCAGCTCAACACCGACTTCGCCCTTTCCAGGATGACCAGCCAGGACCGCCAGGTGCTGCTCGCCGAATGGCAGGGCGGCGCGATCACCTGGGAGGAATACCGCTGGAACCTGAAGCGGGCTGGCCTCGCCTACGAGGACGACCAGAAGGCCAAGGACGCCATCGCCTCCGACCAGGAGCAGAGAATCCAGGACGGGCTCACCGGAGGCGTCCAGGCCGATCCTGGAGCGAAGAACAAGCCTCCTGGCAACCAGGACCCCGCCAACCAGGACCCCAACGGCGACCCAGCCGTCCAATAATCCAACACCATGACCATTCAAGAGCTTCGTGACGCCGCCATCCGGCATCAGATCTATCTGGAACGCCTGAAGGTCCAGACGACGATCGACTTCAACCAGGTCTACCAGGAAATCGAGGCCAAGGCCCGCGAGCTCCTGTCGGCCCTTGACGTCACGAAGCTCGACGAGGTCGGCCGCTCTGAAATCGAGGCCGTGATCGCCAGGCTCGAGCGGGCTTCCCTCAAGTATGGCAACGGGGCGCTGGACCAGCTGGCCCTGGATCTCACCGACTACGCCAAATATGCCGTCGAATACGAGGCGGCCGCGTTGTCCTCGGTGTTCGTCTCGACTTCGGCCAAGGCGGTCGACGCGCAGAAGCTCATGAAAGCCGTGATGGCGCAACCCGTTCCCCTCGGCGACGGCACGGCCACCCTGCTGGGGGACATGTATTCCAAGTTGAACAACAACACCGCCAAGCGGCTGGGCAACTCCATCCGCAACTCCTGGCTCCGGGGCGACACCGTCCTCCAGGCCAACCGCCAGGTCTTCGGCTCCAAGGCCGCCGGATTCGCCGACGGCATCCTCAACCAGTCGCGTCGTGAATCGGCGGCCGTCGTCCACACCAGTCTCCAGCACCTGTCGACGACCGCCCGCTTCGAGACTTACGCCAAGAACGACGACCTGGTCATCGGCTACCGCTGGATCAGCACGTTGGACGGGGCCACCACCACGCAATGTAGGTCGCTCGACGGCCGTCGCTTCCTGTTCAAGAAAGCCGGATACCAGCCGCGTCCTCCGCTCCATGTCCGTTGCCGCTCCACCACCGAGCCCATCCTCAACGACGGCCTGGACTTCCTGGAGAAGGGCGCGACCAGGTCCAGCCGTGAGGGCTACGTCGACGCCAAGGAAACCTACTACGACTGGCTCAAGCGTCAGAGCGCGGACGAGCAGCAGAAGATCCTGGGGGCCACCAGGGCGCAGCTGTTCCAGAAAGGCGGCCTGTCCGCCAAGGCGTTCGCCGATCTCAACATCGACAAGAATTTCCAACCGATGACCCTGGACGAGATGAAGAAAGCCGCTCCGGCCGCCTTCAAGCGCGCGGGCCTCAACTGAACAAGATCCCTCGAGGAAACCAAAACACAACAACATGAAAAAGAAACTGACCGTGAAGGCGTGGAACGCCCTGGACGCAGCAATCAAGGCCCTCTACAAGAAAGTGGAGGGGAAGGACGGCAAGGAAGAGACCTACATGCTCGACCTTGAGGACGATGATGACGACGCGGACGATGATGACGACGCCGGAGACGACGAAGGGTCGGCCGCCGTCCGAGCCAAGAACCGCGAGAAGGAGGCGCGCAAGGCCGCCGAGCAGAAGCTCAAGGACGCCCAGAAGGAACTGGCCGCCCTGAAGAAGGCCAAGGCCAAGGAGGCGGAAGACGCCGCCCGCGACTCCGGGGACATCGCCACCCTGGAAGCCTCGTGGAAAAAGAAATACGAAGAGCGCGAGGCCGAGCTCAACGAAATCATCACGCAACGGGACAACTCCCTGCGCAAGCTCCTGGTCGATTCCCAGGCCGACACCCTGGCCCGCGAAATCAGCACCACCCCGAAGGCCATGGCGAGATTGATTAAGGATCGCTTAACAATTGAAATGGTCGACGGCGAGCCCACGGTGCGGGTTCTGGATAGCAATGGCAAGCCTTCGGCTCTGACGCTCGTCGAGCTTAAGAAAGAAATTGTGTCCGACAAGGAACTTTCGGGCATGATTATCGGCAGCAAAGCTTCCGGCGGCGGTGCCGCACAGGGAGGTGGAGCGGGTGGCAGTGCCGCTTTCAAAATCGAGGACTTCCAAAATCCCGACAAAAGCGTCAACTGGACAAAGGTTGCAGACGCTGAGAAGGCGACTCCCGGAGTGCTCAAGCAAGTTAAGACCGCGCTCGGTCAAACCCCTGCACCCGCCGCCGAATAAGCGCTGGGTGTGTTCTCACTGAATCAGTAACCACAACAACACAACACCATGGCCCATACGACCATCACCAACCTGGCGCACGCTCCTGTCGAGCTCTTGCTTGCTGCGATCGCCGAACGTCAACCGCGGATGAACACCCTGTTCAACTCGCCCCTGATCATCAAGGACCCCCGCAATTTCGCGAACCGGGCCCTCGAAGACGGAGCGGTGGACATCGAGATTCCTCTGCTCCATCCGCTGTCCGGGACTTACACCCTGCAGAACCCCGGCACTCCGCCCACCGTCAACAACATCACGTCGGACCGCCAGAAGGCGCCCGTCATGTATCGTGAAGCGGCTTGGGGTCGAGACGCCTTCGCCCTCGCCCAGTCCGGCATGGATCCTCTCGCCTATGTGGCCGAGCGCCTCCTCAATGTCCGCTTCGACAACGCCGAGGTCGCCCTGATCAACATCCTCGACGGCGTCTTCAAGTCCTCGACCTTCGCGGACCTGATCTTCGACGACGATCCGGTCAACGAGGACCCCGTCGGCGCCGCAGGCGACAACGTCTATTGGGACGCCGAGCGGTTCCACAACACCACTGGCATCCTCGGCATCAAGGAAGACGACCTCGTCGGCGGCCTGATCACGATGCACTCCCGCGTCCGGACCTACCTCAAGATCCAGGACGAACTGGAAACCGTCAAGCCTTCCGAAGGCGGCATCCCGTTCCAGACCTACAAGGGAATGCGTGTCGTGGTTGACGACCGCCTGGTCCGTGACGGCACGACCTCCGGCAAGGTCTACCCGATCACCATCGCGGCCCCCAACACCATCGTCTTCAACTTCGCCACCCAGGGCGAGGACGGGACGACCTCGAGCTCCCTGGCGTTCGACTCCGACGTGCCGAACCTCCGCAAGGCGCTCTACGACC